CAGGAACCATGTAAAAAGTTTAAAATAATTTGAAAAAAGTTCGATTAGGGGGTTTACATTCCTTGCTACATACCCTATATTAGTAAGGTAACAAAGGAGATACACCATGTACACCGCACTCGTTCGCATGAAAAACGTTCCCTCCCGCTCGGGCGAAAAAGTATTGGGTTACGCTGCTATCACCGTTCGCGACAACGGTCAGATCATCGTTCGTGAATACAGTGCATGTACACAAAACGTCGAAAAACAAATCGAAGCTCTCCGCAAGATCGCAATCAAGGGTGCTAAAGCTCTTAAGTGCGAATACAAAGAAATGCTCAACAAAACCATTGGATAAAATATGATTCTACTTGACTTCAGCGGTGTTGCCATTGCACCTATTGTAATGGGACAAGCCAAATACGATGACGAAAACCTTATTCGTCATATGATCCTAAACTCAATCCGCATGTATCGCCAGAAGTTCAAGGACTATGGCGAAATGTTATTGTTGCGGATGCCGGGGGTAACTGGCGTAAAGACGTTTATCCCGAATACAAGGGTAAGCGTAAACAAAACCGTGACGAATCCAAAATCGATTGGGATGTAGCATTCAAGAACATTAATATGGTTCTTGAAGAAATTAAAGCTAACATGCCTTGGAAAGTTATTCATCAGTGGGGCTGCGAGGCAGATGATGCCATTGCAGAAATCACTAAGTGGACACAAGAGTTTGGTAACTATGAAAAGGTTATGATTGTCTCTGCTGACCACGACTTTATCCAGCTTCAGAAGTATGGCAACGTAGACCAGTTCTCGCCAAACACTAAGAAGTTTGTTAAAGATGATAACCCACGCTTGTATCAGCTGGAACACATTCTTAAAGGTTGTTCTGGCGATGGTGTACCAAACGTGCTTTCGGATGATGATACGTTCCTTGTCGAAGGTAAGCGTCAAAACGTACTGTCTAAGAAAAAGAAAGAAGCACTAATCGAAGACCCGCATGCACTTGGCGAACAAGTGTATCGTAACTATCTTCGTAACAAAAAGATGATTGTTCTTACAGAAGAGTCAGAATGTCCTGATTCTGTAAAGAAAGAAATCATAAATAAATTTGAATCATATGAGACGCCTGCTCGTAACAAGGTGCTACCTTATCTTATCTCGAAGCAGTGTCGCTTGCTAGTTGAAGTAGTAGAGGAATTCTTTTAAGATGGCTAGAAATTTAGATGTATATGAAGTGTTTGAAAAATTTGAAAAAGCAAAGACACGCAAAGAAAAGATTGAAGTGCTAAAGCAGCACGAATCTTGGGCTCTTAAAGATATCATTAAAGGTGCGCTCGATCCAAAAATCGAGTGGTTGCTTCCGCAAGGTGAGGTTCCTTATACAGCCTCAGAAGAGCACAATGCACCTTCAACACTTCTTCGTAAGAATGTAGATTTCAAATATTGCGTTAAAGGCGGTCCGGGCACACGTATGCCTGCCGTTAAACGTGAGAAGATCTTCCTTGGGATTGTCGAATCGATTCATCCCAAAGATGCCGAGCTGGTATGCGCTATGATTAATAAAAAGCTGCCAGTGAAGGGACTTACCGTTAAAATTGTAGAGGAGGCATTTCCTGGACTTTTATGACACTTCACTTAATTCCTAACCAACAATAATAACAAAGAGGTGCACATCCCAATTGGGGTGAGGCACCTTTTCTTTTAGGAGAACAGTAAATATGGTTTCAGCAACTATCGAGCGCTTAAAAAAAGATTCAAGACAACTTGGCTGGTACGCAGATCGATATAGAAAACAAGGGAGAACAGATCGAATGCACAAGGTATTAACAAAGAAGGCATACCTAGACGATCACATAGCTGAAATCGAAGAAACACTAGAAAAGGCGGCATAAATACCGGGGTGGGAGTAAAATCCCACCCTTTTTCATTAAATCGAGGATTATATTTTGAAAGTAGCGTTAGTCTCAGCCCCAAGTCACGACGTAAACGTTCCAGCACCAGGGATAGCATATATTAAAGGTGTTCTAAACAATGAAGGAATCGAATCAAAATGTTTCGATTTAAATCATGATTTTATTAAAAAATTTGGTACTGAAGCAACATTGTGGTGTGAAAGAGCAATCCCTATTAAGCCCGAATATGAGCAATACTTTTTCGATTATTGCGAAAAGCTTGAAGGATATGATTGGATTG